CAAACACATATCCATCATGCATCAGGTTATAATCTTTTTTAACTTTAACAAAGAAAGTATTCCAAAAATTATCCTGTTTTCTATGTACACTGAGGTTTACATCAAGGATGTCCTCAAAAAATTCCTTTTCTTCTTCACTCTCAAAGGGGTTTACCAAGGTGCCTTTATTAGCATCCTTAGGTAACTGAAACCAATTGGAAGCTCCTTCCATCTGAAAGTAAGCTATATGGGCAGGACTACTAATCATCTTGCCTCCTTTAGGTACAGGTTTTAAATGTATTTTCTTCTTCTCTAAGTAACCCTTCTGAAATGCTACTTCTGTTGTAATCTTCTCTGTCATTACTGTTATATTTTAAATAATTAAATAGAAGAGAGTGGGAGATTACCCACTCTCACCTTAAATTTATCTGAGGATAGAAGGAATAATCCTTGCGGTTTTCTTCATATTGATAATTTTAATACCACCTATAAAGCCTTTGTAAACGGCATAACCATCAACTGATGTAGCCATTATTCTAGGATCAGACCTTCTATTATATGGAGAGAAAGGATCACGAAGACCTGGAATATATCCAAAAAATTCTTCTTCATCTTTCACACTAACTTTTGATATATTGGCTTCACCTCTAGTTGTACCAACATCAAAAATATCATATATATAGGAACTTGCCAAACCACCATCAGGGTGATTCATAGTATTAGGATAACCATCTTTCATAGGATCAATCATCAGTTTAAACTTAATACCATTAACTGCTACATAGTTTAAAAACTGACCTTCATCCAGGGTAAGTTTTCCACCTTCAGTTTTAATCAATTTGTCAGTCTGCAAATAAGCAAAACCAGAAGCCTTGTTTACTGCATCCTTATGAAACTGATAGGCTCCATATTCACCTGTTGAAAGAATGAATTCTCTCCTGTCTTCAGGAATTTTGGCATATGACATATCCATAGCAAAATCAGTAAGCATATCCAGGGAGAAAGCAGCATAACTAAGTACATTACCATACTCCATCTGCTCATACATACCATATCCTGCACGGATTACATTGTTAGATTCTCCAGAATGTCCATAAGTTCCATCATCTAATTTATTAGATTTTCCATAAAGCAATAAACGAGCTTTGTCTCTTTCAAACTGTGTATAGAAATCCCATCCAAGTTTGTCAATCCAACGAGTCTGCATCTTGCCATTCTGATCAACAAAAGCATAAGCTAAAGGCTTATTTTTGCCTTTGGAAATCATATTGCCAGGTACTTCATAATTCTTACGAATCATAGAAGTCACATTCTCCATCTGATAAGGAGCAGCATGGTGAACAGAAGTGCCTCTTTTAGAAAGTTCCTGTTCTACTAAACCAAACAGTTCGGAGAATAAAGTACCAGCAGCAAGCTCATCAGCAGGAATCCACAAAGTATCTTCACCTGTAAAATTCTGAACCTGATATCGCCAATAATTACCTACCTTAACAGGTTCTGCTACTACTCTAAGTTGATAAAGTTCAGGCTTTTCACCTACAATATGTGAAGTAACCTCAAAATATCTTTCTGTAAACCACATGTAAAATGTACCACGAGCTAAACCAGCCTGGTGAGCATCTGTCACCGTTGTTGCTCCAGCACTATCAGTAGTAGCTTTTACTATAGGTATACTTCTCTCATCAGAACCCTGAAGATGCCACCTATAAACAACATCATCACTGATGTAATCGGTAGGAAGTTTATTAAAAAAAGCCACTATGTTATCTGAACCTACATTAAGATCATACAGGCGATGCATAACAGGGCTTATAATTTCAGGTTCTTGCATACCAAGCCATCCAAGATGACTCTCTCTCGTTAAGCCACTCCAATATTTAGGGTCTACTATTTGAAGTGCACTAATTCTATCTGCCATAATTTATAAATAATTTAAAACGGTTTTTGTAAATTTTTTTACTTTAATATTGAAGCTGTCGACTTCATAATTTCACTTAATTCTTGACTCCCTACACTACCAAGTGAGGGTGGAATTCCTTTAGTGGAATCCGTATTTTTCAAACTGCTTAAACGATCCTCAAGCTCTGAAGCTTCCTTGGTAGTTTTAACAGTTTTTATTTTATCCCAGGGCTTATCTTTCTCAAAAAATCCAGTTTCAACCAGATATGCTACCTTGGTATCAAATAACAAAGGATCTTCAGCCCTTTTAGCCCATATAGCACTTGTAACACGTCCATTCTTGTCTTCTATAGGCTTAGTAATCATATTATACAGCTTATCTTTAGTCTGCTTATTAATCTTCTGACCAGGAATAATCTCTGACATAGAATTAATAGTATCCTTAAGAGTATCAAGCTGTCGTTTCTTTTCTTGCTCACGCAGTTGAGTCTGCTGTTCTGCTTCTTGCTCCTGGGTTGAAATCTGATCTTTAATAATAGTACCCATCTCCTTAAGATATTCTTTAGACTCTTCAACATCATCACCAAGATCAATGCTACGTTGAATAGCTTTATTTATCTTATCCTCAGAAAATTGGGTAGTAAGATGAAAATAACTTCTGATAATCTCTTTACGAAGATCCTGATTATTTTCATCATCAAGCTCAGTTTCTTTAATACCTGCAAGCCTTTCCTGAACAGCGGTAAGGTTTAAAGCTGCTTCTGGGTCAACACCCTTACCTACAAGAGACAAATACTGCTTATATCCTTCTTCAAGGTCTCCCTTGGCGGTTTCTATATTCAGCTCAACCTCTCGACGAATAAGGCCCCTCAATGCGTTAGCCTCACCATTTTCATCAATATCCTTAATAAACTCTTCTTCATCAAAAGATGACAACAAGCCCTGCTTTATCATATCCCTCGCAAAGATAACAGTAAAAGGAGCATCAGAAGAAGACTTTTTAGTTTTATCAAAAGCAGGGCTATCGTCATCTGTTTTTTGAGTTTCATCGTCTTCATCTTCACTTGCATCCTTATCTACATCTTCCGTATCATCTGCAGCTTGGGTTTCAAATACTTTATTTATATCAGATACATCATCAGTATCTAACTTTTTGTCTTTATCTTTATCTTCATCTTCGTCTTCAAGAGTATCATTATCTGGATTTTCCAAAATAGCATTAACATCTAATGAATCGTCAAATTCAACAATTTCATTAAAGTCTTGATCAAATACACCTTTTTTTGCCATAATCTTTTACTGTTTTTACAAAAGTATAATATTTTTTATTAATTTCCAAATTTTCTAACAACTTACTTCTTACTACTATAACGTAAACTAACTTTTTCTTGCCTGTGTACGCTTAATATCAAGTTCTTTTTCTTTAATCTGTTCAGATTTTTTATTCTTACGAACAGTTTCCTGGAGTTTTTCTCTTTCAAGGGCGTAATCTTCTTCATTCTTACCACCCTTATCATCTCTCATAGCAGCTATTTCACGTTGAGTAATACTATCAAGATCGGCTTTATACTTATCAAGAGTTAATTTTTCTTCCTCAAGCTTAGCTCTTCTCTCTATCTCAATACGCCTGGTTTCTTCTGCAGCCCTCATTGATTCTTCCTGCCTACGCTGTACCTCTTCTTCAAAGGCTTCAAACTTACGCTGTAGAGTAGCCAAATCCTGAGCACGATAAAGTTCCATAATCATAGACAAAGTACCACCATTCTGCAAAAATGGCTGAGTAAGGCTTTTCAAAGTCTGCATCATATTCTTATCCTGAGAAGTACTATTAGTAAATACCCCATATTCACTTTCACAAAAAACATCGCTGTCAAAATCCAAAATAGCCTGACTTCCATCATCAAGTATAAACTGACGCTTAAACTTCTGATCTTTCCAGGCAATCTTAGCTGTCTCCAAATAAGCCTGTAAAGCCCTAACTTTAAAATTATCATGTACATCAAAATACTTACTGGTATTCATACTAGACTGTTGTACAGCTCTTTCTACACCTCCTACAGTCTCACGATTTTCTACAGCACCTTTACGCTGTGGAGTTATACCAGTAGAATCCTGAATACGGTTTTCCAGGAATGATAATATCATCAATATATTATTAATTACCTGGCTATCCCCAAATTCATAAGAACCTCCAGTCTGATTTAAATTACCAGCAAGCTTGCCCATGGCTGCCCCTTTATTTCCCTCATTAAAAGGATCTTCAAAAGCAATCTTCATCTGATCAATATAAAATAAAAACTGATCTAAAGTAAAATCTCCTGGTATCATTTGAGTATTAACCCTGGCTACTTTACCCTTATAAGTTTTAAGCTCTTCCCACAACTTATGCATAAAGTAATTATAGGTAAGCTGATAATCTTTATTTAATCCTACAAAAGACAAAGCTCGTGAACTATTGACATTCATTATATTACCAACAATACCAGGCTTACATTTAGAAGGATTCTCTAAAGACCTGAATTGTACAGGACGTGGTCCCATCTTAACATAAATATCATCAGCCAGCTTAGTACCCTCATACCATTCACTAATCCAGATCCACTTAATCCAAGATTGCTCTTCATCGCTTAAAGGATAATCTTCATCTACATATTTCTTCTGAAGATCACCTTGCTCATCAAGATAAGTTAATATACCAACCTTACGCATACCCTTCCAGAGTACTCTAAGCTTACGAACATTACCATATTCATCAAAACTACCTCCAAGGTACGTACTCTGATTAGCACTGGCCTGAATAATATTACCTATGCCCCCCTGCTGAATAATCCAAGATTCTAGATTAAGAGGTAGATTCTTTAACTGACGGGTAAAAAGATTAGAAGCAGATACATTATAAGAATAACCAGCTTCAAGAGTTTTAATATCTTTGTCCTTAAGTTCATCATGAGATTCATCAATAGCCTGTCCTACAGGTATATATGAAAGTTCTATTATAATATCAGATTCTTCTACCTTATAAGTCTCACTACTACGTATAGTAAAGAGATTTAAAGGATTAATCTTACGTAGTATAGGCTCTCCTCCCATAATTTCTGCAGATGCAAGTTCTTCACTACCTACAAGAATATCTTCAAAAGCCCTGCTAAACAATTCTTTCATATCATTCTGCTGATAACCATATCTTATAACCTGTGATGCCATACGTTCTCTACGATCACGGTAATTAAATTTAAGATATTTGCTATGCTCCTGTATATACTTCTGAACCTCCTGTTCTGAAAAAGAAGAGGATACAACTTGCTGTATAATAGTCTCATTAAGCATACCAGTCATATCCTGTAATTTTTGATTAAGGAGGTCTGGATTAGTCATACTAACCATAGGATGAAATGGGGTTTCCCTATCTTCCCCTACTAATACCATAAGATAAGAGTTTATTAGGGGATAGTTTTTATATTCAGCAGTAAATTCTGC